GGCATTGCAGTTTGTGATGTTTTTACATGTGGTGATGACACAGAACCACAAAAAGCGGTAGAATATATGAAAGAACAATTGAAGGCAACTGACATTGTTTCCAATCAATTTGAACGTCCATTAGAATGAACATTTTTGTAACATCTCCCAGTCCTTGGGAATCTGCTAGAGTGCTCCCTGACAAGCATATTGTCAAGATGCCCTTAGAGACGTGTCAGATGCTCGCTATCGTGTGTTCTGACGAATGGGGACACAACTTCGGCACTCTTCCCAAAGCAGACGGTACTCCTTATGCTACTGAGAAGGGTGCTTTTCGTAATCACCCATGTACTATCTGGGCAAATAAGTTTGTGACTAATTGGCAGTGGTTACTCGCTCATGGACTTGCTATGTGTGATGAATACACTGCCCGGTATGGTAAGGTTCACACCTGCCAGAAGACGCTCCTAGCAGCAAAAGAGATACTTCCTACAGCAGATACTCAAGGACGCAGTGGAAAGGATACAACACCTTTTGTCTTTGCTGGACCTGATGAGTTCAAGTTAGATACTTCAATATCTATCTTCGACAAATATAAGATGTATATTGCATCTAAACCATGGGTATGTGATAACTACCTCCGGTTGCCACACAGAAAACCAGATTGGGTGTAAATGAAAACTACTTTGACAGTTGATGAAAACGGAATCTTAACCTTTACTCCAGAAATTCTAGAAGTGACTGGATGGAAAGAGGGAGATATGCTAGAATGGATTCCTAATGATGATGGTTCATTTACTTTGGTGAAAAAAGAACATGCGTGATGAATTTCTCTGGGTTGAAAAGTATCGCCCTAAAACTATTGAAGAATGTATTTTACCACCAAACATCAAGAAGACTTTTCAAGATTTCCTAGATAAAGGTGAGATACCAAATATGCTCCTTGCAGGTCCTGCTGGGTGTGGAAAGACTACTGTTGCCAAAGCACTCTGTAACGAACTAGGAGTAGATTTTTATGTCATCAACGGATCCGATGAAGGGAGATTCCTTGATACCGTCAGAAATACTGCGAAGAATTTCGCTTCGACCGTCTCGCTTTCTTCAACTGCAAAACACAAAGTCATCATCATTGATGAAGCAGATAACACAACGAACGACGTACAACTCCTCTTACGGGCGTTTATTGAGGAGTTTAGTGGCAACTGCAGATTCATCTTTACCTGCAACTTCAAAAACAAAATTCTCGAACCACTTCATTCCCGCACAACGGTTATCGAATTCGGAATCGGAGGTAAATCTAAACCTGCCATCGCAGCCCAGTTCTTTAAACGTATCCAAGAAATCCTGGATACAGAAAGTATTAAATATGATAACAAGGTCCTGGTAGAACTTATTAACAAACACTTTCCAGATTGGAGACGTGTTCTTAATGAGTGTCAAAGATATTCTTCCTCTGGTACTATTGATTCGGGTATCCTTGCAACATTTAGCGATGTAAAAGTAAATGATTTGGTTAAGAAACTTAAGGAAAAAGATTTTCCCGAAGTACGTAAATGGGTTGTCAATAACCTGGATAATGATACTTCTGTCTTGCTGCGTCGTATTTACGATGCTTGTTATGATTCCTTGGTTCCGAATTCTTTGCCTGCTGCTGTTCTTGTCCTTGCTAGGTATCAGTACCAAATGGCATTTGTGGCGGATCAGGAAATAAACATGCTTGCTTGTTTGACTGAGATAATGGTGGATTGCGAATTCAAGTGACTGATCTTTTTAAAATTTCTAGTGTAGAAGCACCTACTGAAGGTAAACTTGACAAGTGGGGGTTTACAATCAAACCTACCATATGCGATAATGAGGTTATTATTAGATGCCTTAAGAATGCCCCTTGTGGGATTGACAGAAAACAAGCAGAACGATTAATTAAACATTATGAAAACCAAGACTAGGGCACAAGTAAAATCTAAGTGGTACTACATTTTTTGGGGAACTGCTACAGTATCTGTTGTACTTGGACAATTGTATGTCGGAAGTGGATACCGTCTTTTGCATAATGATGTGCAACAATTACTTCGGAATGTTGATGGCGTTCTTCTTCACAAAGGTGATGAACCTGACTACCTATGATAGTATCTGAAGATATTGCCCAATGGGCTGCTGATGAATTCATTAACTACTTTCAGAACTTTACTTCTATTGAAGACTATCTTCGTCATGTGAAGAAGGAAGTCATTGATAGCACTGCTAATATCTTTCCAATCTCTGATGAGTTCTTTAATGAAGATATTCATCCAAGTGAGATGGACTTCTCTATTACAAAGGTTGGTAGTGGTGGACTAAATCATCAGTATTATAATAGTCTGCTTGCAGCAGTATCATCTCATAATAATGAATCGAATATTCCTGGTAGAGAACTTCGTTGGATGGTGTTCGAGAAGAACACACAGAAAATTGTTGGATTTATTCGTTTTGGTTCTCCCACCATTAACTCTAAACCGAGAAACATTTGGTTAGGAAAACAACCAGACTTGAGAATCTTTAATCGTCATGCTGCCATGGGGTTCGTCATTGTTCCATCTCAACCGTTTGGATACAACTATTTGGGTGGCAAACTCTTATCACTCCTGTGCTGCTCTCACTTCGCTCGTGAGACGCTTAACGATGCCTTTCAGAAGGATATTGCTCTGTTTGAAACCACGTCCCTGTACGGTTCCACAACCTCTGCATCTCAGTACGATGGACTCAAACCATTCATGAGATACAAGGGACTAACTGAGAGTAAGTTCTTACCATTGCTTCATGACACTCAGTTCCATAGACTTCATGATAGGTTTACTTATCTGAATAATAATACTCCTCTGACTGACAACAAAGCATCCTCTAAAAAGATGAAGCGTCAGACTAAGATGATTTCTATCATTAAAAAATCCCTTCAGAATAAAGAAAAACTAAATGAGTTTAATAGTGTCATCAATATGGCATTTGGACTGACTCAGAAGAAGAGATTCTACATCTCCGACTATGGATATTCAAATGTTCGTGAAGTAATTCTTGGTGAGCAAGATACACTGCTCCCCGGACAGAACTGGGATAAGTTTCATCTTGAAAATGTGATTGCCTGGTGGAAAAAGAAAGCAAGTAAGCGATACGATACTCTCAAGAAGGATGGTAGGTTCAGAACCAAGGTTGAACTCTGGACAGAAGATGATGATATTCAGATTATCAGATGAAGTGTGAAGTACAACTATTCAAGGCTGGAACAGTCTTTACTGAAGAGGTGATTGCTACGGATTATCAAGACGCACGAAAAGTTGCACTTGCAAGAAATCCTGGAGCAAAAGTTATTGGTGTTACTGCTGTATTTAAATAATGGAACTTAAAGATTGGCTCAATTCGATTAATTTCAACAAAGAGGATTTAAATGAGAACATTAGCTCTTACCCTCCATATATCATTAATCGTTGTTTGTCTGGGCACCTTGATTGTATCATGTTCGCAAATGAAATGAATAAGTATAATTTTCTTAGTAAAGATATGCAATATCAATTCTATCTAAATAGTCTGAGGAAAAAGAAGAGATTCTCTCCCTGGCTCCGAAAGGATAAAGTCACGGACTTAGAAAACATCAAACAATACTATGGTTATAGTAATGATAAAGCATCTCAAGCTCTGAAAATCCTGACAACCGAACAGATTAACTTTATTAAAAAACGACTTGATGTTGGAGGAATGAAATGACTACTGTGGAACCTACTGTTACATGGTCGCAAGATCAGATGGTAGAAATTATTTTAAATGAACCCGATGATTTTCTAAAAGTCAGAGAAACACTAACACGAATTGGTGTTGCATCTCGTAAAGAGAAGAAACTATATCAGTCTTGTCATATCCTTCATAAGCAAGGAAGGTATTTCATCGTTCATTTTAAGGAATTGTTTGCCCTGGATGGGAAACATGCAAACCTTACTGTGAATGATGTTCAGAGACGTAATAGAATCGTTCGTCTTTTGTTGGATTGGAAACTCATTAGTATAGTTGATGAAGAATCTATTCTAGACATTGCGCCATTGAATCAAATTAAAGTTCTTGCCTACAAGGATAAAACCGAGTGGATTCTTGAACAGAAATACAATATTGGGAAAAAGACTAAACCCCAAGAAAGTGAATGAAATCTAATGGTTTTGGTTCTTGGAAACAGATTGGCTCTTGACAAAATCTCCACCCATTCGGTATAATACATGTGTCGGATTCGTCCGAGTCAACCTAACTCCATAAAGGTTGATATCCACAAAACACTTACCAAAACCACAGGAGGGTAAAATGGCAGTTTCTACACTGTTAAATCTTTGTGATCTTTATGATAATAAGGTTGTTGATATTGTTAAAGTACTTCTATCTAATTTGTCTATTCTAGATAAAGCACCCGTTCAGGGATTGCCTCTTCTGGAAGACGTTATAGAATGTCACTCCAGAGGGGAGTATGAAGGCGTTGATAGCGTTCATGTCTCTGCCAGAATTGGAGATATTATGACGGATTCTTTCTATAATCGTGGTGATAATCTGCGATATGGTAACCAGGAACGTGATCTAAATGCAATGAGAGGTTTCTCTCATAGGGCAGCAGGTACTTTGGTTGGATTTCTCCGACCAGGTGGAATTACAGTTGCTACACAAGGCAATAACCGAATTTCCATGTTGTTCGCTGTTACTCAGGATCGTTCTGCCAGGATATCTTTTCTTCTGAATTTTCACAAATCAGGCATCTCCCATGATGAAATAGTTCGTGTGGAAGCAGAAAACCATAATGCAGATTGCAACTTCCGTTCTAGTCAAAGCACGGATGAAAAGTTCAAGTCTGCATACTACTCGGGAGCAGGGTGGGCTAAACTAATTTATAATTTCCTGGCACCTTTTGGTATCGGGATTGCAGGAACCCTTGAAGGTGCTAAGTTTAAATGCACTTCTCATGGTTATATTGACAAAGCACGGAAAGAAGCGGGAGAAGAATTTGCCAAGAAATTTCTTGATACTCACGTTAAAGTCTTCTCGTCTGATAACTGCGAAAAAGAAATCTTTGGCAACTTTGTAAGGGGTGGTTCTTCTTTCCTCTCCGTCTTCTCAGCACACATCGCTGAAGTTGATGAAAAGAATGGGGGAATTGATTCCTTTGGAGACATGATGAATAACTATTTTTCTGATAGGGAAAGAGAAGCTCTTTCTACAAGAAAACTTCTTGAAGATAATGGCGCTTCACAGCGCACCATTGCATCAGTTCCTGTAAAAAAATGTTTGACACAGGCTGATATTACTCAGGGCAATCGCATAATTAAAGGATATACTCTATTTGTTTGTCGATTTGTCAGCATTTACAATGAATATTGTAAAGATCAAGCACTTATGTTCAATCAAACTTATGCAACTGCCATTCCAATTGTGGAAGGAAAAACTTTTGCAAACTTCATTAAGAAAGAAGATCCCATTCTTCGTCCTTCTTTTATTGATGTTGCGAGTAATCCAGTAGTTCACAAAGACTCATAAATATCTTTGAGACTCCTTTCGTGCGGTCTCTACAAAAGTCGGAAACCCTATAAAGAGGTATGGTTAACCCTATACCTCTTTTTTTGTTTTTATGCTATAAATAAGTATGGATGCCTTCGGGGTCCACAAAACATAAACTCGCTTTTAAAGGAGCTACGAATCATGGGAAACCTTGCACGATATACTAGTGCGGACCTGCCTGCACTGATGGAACGCATAAATAAGAATAGCATTGGAATGGATGAATACTTCGATAGATTGTTTGCTCTTCACGAAACAACAAAGAATTATCCTCCATTCAATCTAGTAACGGTCAGCAACGTAGAATCGAGACTAGAACTTGCATTAGCAGGATTTAAAAAGAAAGAAGTAAATGTCTACACACAAGACGGAAAACTCTTTGTCGAAGGACAAAGGGAGGATACCGAAACAGAAACCACTTATGTCCACAGAGGAATGGCTCAAAGATCTTTCACCAGATCTTGGACACTGGCAGAGGACACGGAAGTTAGATCAGTTGAATTTGAGGATGGGTTGCTAACTATTGTTCTTGGTAGAATTGTACCAGAGCATCATCAACGAAAAGTCTGGTTCTAAATAGTCTTGGCTACCTTGTTAAATATCGTCGCTGCAAGAGGGGCAACTGGCAAAATCCAGTTGACGCCCCTCTTTTTTCTTGGTAGAATAACCTTGATTCGAAATATCTCATGGAATCTGTAAAACAAAAAGTTGAAGTAAAGGCATGACTATTAAATTAATGCTATTGAAATCTGGTGAAGATATCATTGCTGACGTTGCTGAAATGACAGCAGGTGAAGATAATCCAGTGGTGCTTGGATACTATTTGAACAAACCATGTATTGTTAAGATTCGGGACTCTACTGTTTTGAATGAAGAATCGGAACGAGAGCAGACTAGTTCATTCAGGGTTTCGTTGTTTCCTTGGATGCCCTTATCTGCAGACAAAGTTATTCCAATTCCTGCAGAATGGTTGGTTACAATGGTAGAACCAAAAGAAAAACTCAAAAACATGTATGTAGAGGACGTAGTAACTTATGGACAAGAAGATGGTGAGGATTCTGGTATTAATAAACAACCAGATTCTGTTGAGTGAGATTGAAGAAGTAGGTGCTGATATCGGTGAACCCGATTGTAAACTTGTTAATCCTTATGTGGTTAATGTAGAAGATTTGACTTTAGAACCCTACTTGCTGACTCTTACTAAAGATGATAATTTTATGATGAGTTCTGACAAGATTATAACCCTTGTAGAACCAACTCCCACACTCCTTGAAAAGTATCTGGATTTGATTGACGAATGAAATTTTACACTAATGTCCAACTTATTGGGAATCAGATTCTTGTTCGTGGGGTTGACAATGGAAAGAGATATGAATTTAGAGATGAGTTTTACCCCACTCTGTTTGTCAAGTCGAAGAAAGATTCAAAGTATCGGACATTAAGTGGTGAAGTAGTAGAAGAAATCCACCCTGGCCAGGTGAGGGATTGTCGTGAGTTTTATAAAAGATATCAGGACGTAGATGGATTTGAAATCTACGGCAATGATAGGTACGTCTATCAATATATTTCTGAAAAGTATCCCCAAGATGAAATCAAGTTTGACATCAGTCAAATTAAACTGATAACAATTGATATTGAGGTGTCATCTGAACAAGGTTTCCCTGATGTAGAGTCTGCATCAGAAGAGATTCTTGCGATTACTATTCAGGATTACAACACCAAAAAGATTATTACCTGGGGAGTGAAACCCTTTGTCAATAAGCAAGAGAATGTTATCTATCATCATTGTCCATCAGAACATGAACTTCTAAGTCACTTCATTAATTATTGGATGGCAGATGTTCCTGATGTGATCACTGGGTGGAATAGTGAGTTGTATGACATCCCATACCTCTGTAAGCGCCTCGATAGGGTGCTTGGATCGAAGATGATGAAGCGCATGTCCCCATGGGGACTTGTGTCTGAAGGAGAGACGTACATCAAGGGCAGGAAACATGCCACATTTGACTTGGGTGGTGTGACTCAACTTGACTACTTGAATCTTTATAAGAAATTTACTTATAAGGCACAAGAGTCTTATCGATTGGACTACATCGCTAGTGTAGAACTAGGACAGAAGAAACTCGATCACTCTGAGTTTGATACGTTCAAAGACTTCTATACGCATGGTTGGCAGAAGTTTATTGAATACAACATCGTTGACGTGGAACTCGTCGATAGATTGGAAGATAAGATGAAACTTATCGAACTTGCACTAACTATGGCGTATGATGCTAAAGTAAATTATAGTGATGTGTTTTACCAAGTTCGTATGTGGGATACCATCATTTATAATTATTTAAAGAAGAGGGATATTGTTATTCCCCCGAAGATTGTATCTGATAAAAACGAAAAGTATGCAGGTGCATATGTCAAGGAACCGATTCCGGGAAAGTATGATTGGGTTGTCAGTTTTGACCTTAACAGTCTATACCCTCATCTTATTATGCAGTACAACATCTCCCCAGAAACCTTACTGGAAGAACGTCATCCCACGGCTTCAGTTGATAGAATCCTTAAGGAAGAATTAAACTTTGAGTTATATAAAGATAATGCGGTATGTGCCAATGGTGCAATGTACCGCAAAGATGTTCGTGGGTTTCTACCAGAACTCATGGACAAGATGTATAGTGAGCGAGTAATCTTTAAGAAAAGAATGCTCCAGGCAAAACAAGAGTATGAGAAGACACCTACTAAGACACTGGAGAAAGAGATTGCCCGGTGTAACAATATCCAGATGGCTAAGAAGATATCACTCAACTCTGCTTATGGTGCCATCGGTAATCAGTATTTTAGATATTACCAACTAGAAAATGCTGAGGCAATCACTTTGTCTGGACAGGTTTCGATTCGTTGGATTGAAGAAAAAGTCAACAAATATCTAAATAAACTGTTGTCTACAACCGACGAGGACTACGTAATTGCATCTGACACAGATTCAATTTATCTTAATCTTGGACCTCTTGTTGATAAATTTTTTGCTAATAAGTCTAGCGACAAAGCAAAAATTGTGGAATTACTTGATACGATCTGTAGTGACAAATTGGAACCGTACATTGATCAGTGCTACCAGAAACTGGCGGACTATGTATCGGCGTATGATCAGAAAATGCAAATGAAGCGTGAGAATATTGCTGATCGTGGAATCTGGACTGCGAAGAAGCGATATATTCTCAATGTGTGGGATAGTGAAGGTGTTCGATATGAAGAACCTAAGTTAAAGGTGATGGGTATCGAGTCTGTTAAATCATCAACTCCTGCTCCTTGTCGAAGTATGCTTAAGGAAGCATTTAAGATATTGATGACAGGCACTGAAGATGAAATGATTAAATATATTGATAACAGTCGTGATAACTTCAAAAAACTTCCACCAGAAGAAGTTTCTTTTCCACGCTCTGTATCTAATGTTGTCAAGTATAAATCACATTCCAGTATTTACAGTAAAGGAACTCCTATTCATGCTCGGGGAGCACTTCTTTACAACTACTATATTGTAGAGAATAAACTTGATGCAAAATATTCTTTGATTCAGAACGGAGAGAAAATCAAGTTCTGTTATCTGAAGAAACCAAATCATATTCATGAAAATGTGATATCATTCATCCAAGAGTTCCCTAAAGAACTCAACCTTGACAAGTACATCGACTATGACTTACAATTTGAGAAATCATTCCTTGAACCGCTCAAATCAATTCTTGATGCAATTGGATGGAGCGTGGAAAAAACTGTAAACTTGGAATTATTTTTCTCCTAATGGAACTTCCTATTAACGACAAAGAACTTGCAACTATTGTAAGTGCATTGAGACTTGGTGGAGATGCTGCTCTCTATCAAAAGATTGATACAATCAAAAAAATTAGGCAAACTCATCCTGAGTCCTATAAAAAAGTAGCCCGTGAAGAATTTGGAATTGTTATTTAATGGATTTTTTAAAGGATATTGTAAAAGAAATTGGTGATGACTTTACCAAACTTGCCTCAGACATTGACGACACTGAAACATACGTTGACACTGGTTCGTTCATCTTTAATGCTCTTGTATCTGGGTCTATCCGTGGGGGTGTTTCTGGTAATAAAATCACTGCAATTGCTGGCGAAAGTTCTACTGGAAAGACTTTCTTTTCACTCGCAGTCGTCAAGAACTTCTTGGATACTAATCCCGATGCATATTGCCTTTATTTTGATACTGAGGCAGCAGTTAATAAGTCACTACTAGTAAGTCGTGGAATAGATCTGACACGTTTAGTTGTAGTAAATGTAGTTACCGTCGAAGAGTTCCGTAGCAAGGCACTCAAGGCAGTAGATATGTACCTTAAAACACCTGAAGGGGATCGAAAACCATGTATGTTTGTGTTAGACTCTCTGGGAATGCTTTCTACTGAGAAAGAGATTCGTGATGCTCTAGATGAAAAACTGGTTCGTGATATGACAAAATCACAACTGATTAAGGGTGCCTTCAGAATGTTAACTCTGAAGTTGGGACAAGCAAATATTCCTATGATTGTTACTAATCATACCTATGATGTCATTGGTTCTTATGTGCCAATGAAAGAAATGGGTGGAGGTAGTGGACTCAAGTATGCTGCATCTTCAATCATCTATCTCAGCAAGAAAAAGGAGAAAGATGGAACGGAAGTTATTGGAAATCTTATCAAAGCAAAGACTGCCAAGTCTCGCTTAAGTAAAGAGAATAAG